TGTAACAACCGCCGTATACTGCGAACCACAAACAACATGTGGGAGCAGAATCACCGTGATCGAGGGCGCGGAAGAGATTTCCTTTTGTCCGTAACTTTTCCACAAAGTTTTCATCGTAATCAAGAGAACTCTCAGGCAGAAGCCTATGTATTTGAGCATTAGAGATACCCCACTGACCACGAACATACTTAGAAACCCACTCGCTGTCACGACCAAGAGCCTGAATATATGATTCTTCAGAACCCAAACCCGAATCCCACTCGCCCTCGATGAAAAAATACTTCTCATTTCGTGTAAGCGACTCCGGATGATACTTTCGGTATATATAATGATACTGAGTATCAGGATTCGTGAGCAACATCATATAGGACGGTGCAATAAGGCGGCTAGTTTTCTTATTACGCGGCCAATTTGGGTTCTCACGGAGCAAAGACTCAGGAATCTCCACATTATCCCATCGTCCAAGCCTGGCATCGAGTACGTCATAGACTTTTTCTTCAGTTTCTTCCGCTTGATCGACAAGGATTGAGTTGACTTCGAGGCCGCGGAGCGTATTTTCATCGACTTTATCTAGGTGGAGCCAGAAAATTGTGCTTTTATTTTTAAGTACCGTTAGACCGTCCTGTTCATTATGTCTCTCTATGAGTTCGGTAGGGCACAATTTGAAGAAAGTTTGCATTGTCGTACGCTTTAAATCAGCATAGACCTGTCTAGCAATCGCCATTCGATAATTGGGAAATGTACTTAGCAGAGTAAACGCCTTAAGGCAACCTGAGTATGTTTTACCATTATTAAAACCTCCAGAGAAGCATTGATTACGCTCTGTAGCGTAGAAAAACTCGCGCTGCTGAGGATTGGCGAATTGTATCTCTAGGTCCAAAGTATCTGCTCTACTAACTTATTAATTGCTCGATCTTCGACTATTGTTTTACGAATATCTTCTTGCATCTTACTAAGTACTTTAGGGCTAAAAGTTTTTTGTCGCCATTTAAAGCATTTCCAACAAGGACATCTTTTCTTTATATGCCCACGAGGACTAGTTATTGGGAATTCCTCAAATGTGCTATTAACATTATAAATGCGCTTGCGCCGTCGAAGCATTCTTTATAGTAAAAGTAGCAGTAGTTTTACCCTTCGGTACGGTTACAGTAGGTGGAAAAATTAATCCACTTCCTTTTAAGGATATGGCAAATGCCATCCCACCATTCTGTGCGGCTTTAGAAATAGTAATTATACAAGTACCAGATTGTCCTGGGTCTAAATGGGGCGTACATTTTAAACTTTGTATAGTTGGTTTAGTTTGCACGGTTGGTTTACAAAATAAACCTACAATTAGACAAACGTATTTCATACTAACCTTTTACACGATTCAAATGCGGATTAGCCTTATGCGCCGCCGCCGATGCTCCACGACTCCGCGCGGCTAATATCGCGCCAGCAACTTTCTGGCTATAGCCTTCTGCTTGAATTTTACCTTGTACAGCTTTAAAGCCAGGGTGCTTCGCACTTTGATTTTTCTTCTTATCCTTTATAAAATCACGATGCTTCTTAGCATACGTGCTCATATCCTCATCGCCGGCTTCACCAGTTTCATTCTTCTCATTAGATTTATCCGGATCCTTACCAGCAGTCTCACGATGAAGCGGTGGCATCTTAGCTTTCATTTTAGCTACGTGCTTCTTAACCGAGGACATTACAGCATCGTGGAGACTCATTTCGACCTCTTAAATTTCTTAGCTATATGCTCTGGCAAATTTTTTGTGCTCGTTGAAGCAAAATCATGTAATTGTTGATGTGACATTTTAAGCACGCCGCGATTGCGTTTATACAATTTCGAGGGGTTATGCTCCCCGATTGCCATAACAATTCTTTCAGCTCTGCTTACTGCTGGCATTAGAATGTACCATTAGCCCTACAAGTTGCACCTACAGGACAGCCGCCCGTAGGTAAAGATGTAACTTGATAACTCACCGGACTGCCAACGGCGGTAAGAGATATAAGGAAGGTTATTTCGCCGCCCGCCGTGTTATATGAGAATGATAAGCCATTTCCCGCGCCAGCACTTATAGGACTCACTAGAGATGGCTTATCATTTCCATTAGCACATTGGATATTTACATTTGGGGTAGCTGGAGAGGTGGCTATACACGTAGTACTCCCCGCCGTTGCAGTTACAGTAACCTGCGCCTTGGATACTGTAACTTGCGCAACGAGGGGTATGGAAGCTAATAGTAAAATTAGCCTGTACATATTACGGCGCGGCGGGAGTATTCGCTACAACTGCATCCGCGAGTTTTTTCTGACCAGCATCAATCAAATCCGCCACAGCCTGAACTTTGGCCGGATCACCAGATGCAATAGCGGCGTCGAGTTCCGCTTTAATAGTTGAGAGCAACGTCACGGCAGAGTCAATTACAGTATTTTCGGCAGTTACTTTAGTAACCAGATCATCAAGAGTCATTTTAAATTCTCCTAGAGTAGATTTAATAGCAGTCAGTTGTTGCATTACGCCAGATTGATCCTGGCTATGAAGGAAGATATGTATATCTAATGAGTCTTTAGACATCTTTTGTCTCTTTAGGAATTATGGGTTCTACATGGGTTTCTTTAACAGTCTCAACCACTTTCGGAGTAGCCGCCCCAACTGTAGTGGTTTGTACAGTAGTTGTAACTTGCTTAACATCTGGAATAGGTTTTTGGTGAAGATAGGCAAAGAATGGAACAAGCCCACCGATTACGAAAGTACCAAAAACTAATTGCCAAAATTTAAGGGTATAGATATTAAAATCGTTATGATCTACAATAATAGCTGAAAGTCCTGCCGAGAAAGCCCCCGCTCCGCCACCAATAAATGCAGCTACAAGACCTTTAGCCCAATCATCCCAATTTAGATTTCCACCGAGAAGTGTCATCTTATGGCACCGGATCTATATTGTGTAGTTTATTTAAATCGAGCGGTTTTCCAGTCGTAGCCTCGTGAGCTTTCACGGCGGCTTGTGCAATTTTAAGAAAATAATCAGCCAGGCCTGCGCCTGCGGATACTTCAGGAACTCCAAGTTTACTTATAACCGCCGCCCCACCCTCTAAAAAGGCTAAAATATTGTCTAAATTCATTTAGCTCCCATAGATTTAATCAAATTTGTCACATTTGTGACGAGAGATTGAATTTGTGCCTGAAGATTTGCAGGATCGGGGGCACTTCCCGCCGCGGCGGCATTATGGTATAGCTTATAAGTAGCCATAGTCGTGTCATACTGAACAATTACAGCATTAAGAGAGGCTTTAAGATTAGGAAACTTGCCAATATCTACCTTCGCTTGCTCGATAGAGGCTTGCTCAGTTATTAGAATGTCGTAGGCATTAGAGTCGAAAGCATTAATCGCGCCGGGATGCGGCGTTGCCACCTGCTTCGCACAACTACTTAATAGTAATACAAATACTAAGAGAGTTCTCACGGCCCAACCCTTGTATAAGTTCCGTCAACATCGGGGAAACCACTACCACTAATTGTTAAAGTAAGTGAACCGCCCCCAGCGAGGCGTACTTGAACTGTAGTTATACCGGGGCCAGTCATTACAGAAACTAATTTTGCACCGGAGGGGAGATTTAAGGGAATTGGTACAGATGGTGCGGCGGAAACTTTACCAGTAGACAGAGGATCAGATACCCAAATTAACCCACCACTACCAATATCCCAATGCCCCGGACGCCCTGCGCCGTCTTTAAATTCTTCGGAGATTAATTCTCCGGCGGTAGTTTTAAGCCCGTTGGGATATGTAATCTGATAGACGCGACGAGTTTCGGTGCCATAATTAATTTGCCCTACATATGCCTCAGCGTAGCTGGAATTAGGAATTAGAGAGGCAAATAGTTGTGCTTGCTCTTTTGTAGAGAGCCACGGGGCTATTTGATTACTAGTGAATCCAGTGGGCGTAGCCCCTTTAGCTACTGTAGGATTTGGGGTATATTTAGGATAGGTGGGCGTTACACCAGGAAAGTTAACATCCTTCTGGGCGGCGGGAATTTCAAATGATACAAGTTGAGGGTTGTTGGTGTCACCATTCCATCCCTGAAATGTACCTTGGCCGCGCCACGTTTTTAGAGGTAAAGCGGAATTAGAAGGAGGTGCATCAGATGGGGCGGCATCAAATACTTGCACCGAATAATATGTTGACATTGCTTTTGGATCGGATGGCATTTAATATCTCCCGTGAGGTAAGGGCGGTAGGAAACTAAGAAGGAAGTAGATAGCTGTAAAGGCGGCAACAATTAGTACAGCCAACCTTGCCCATTTTTGTATAGTGGCATCAGGAATTTGCCCGACAAAATATAGTACTATACAGAAAATAAATGCTATAACTACTATCCAAATAAGTATTGCAAATGGAAATGGCATTTAGGTATCCTTTCCCGGCGTGAGATCAAATCGCCCGATGCGGCGCTCGTCATCTTCAAGATTACTCAAAAAGGGGCGAACATTTATAAATCGCATATTCATAAGTTCGCAATGACGCTTGACTCGACTGATAACCTGGCGAAATTCCCCTTTAAGCTCAAAGTATTTCATTTGAGGGTGGGGATTTTGGCCTTCGCGGTAGTAAAGTACATACATTGTACTTACATTAGGATCAACTTGAGGCAAACCGTGAGGGAGGCCGGGGGCGGTGAGATTTTGTTGAGGATTTGGGTTGGCGTCCGCGGCGGCGCGAGCTTCAACTTTATCAAATTCTTTAATTGCTTTAGTAGAAGGTGTCATCGGGGTATAAGAATAGGATTAATAGATGCGAATTCTGAATCTTTAATAATGATATTTACAACAGGTATATTAACCTGGTCATCTTTAGCAAGAAGACCGTTAAGTTTAAGGCCGGTATCTACAGCTTTAAGACGAGTGCTGTCAGAATCGGCCGTCATCGTAAGACTTCTTAGCTGTTCAAGAAGATTTGATGGTGAAAGATCATGTGATTCTAATAGATCCCTTAAAGCAACTTCCTCCCCTGGGGGCGCGATGACGCGCGGGGACGGGGATACCCCACTATTAGATAGAACTTTATGAATTTGTGATGGGTTTAGAAGGGGCATTTTCTAGAGGCTCCAAGCATTGACAAGCATTAATATTAAGATCACAGTATTGGCACCTTTTAATAGAGGCCGAAGGCACCCGGAGCGGAGATGTTGCCAATCTCTCAAGTGCGTAATCTTCAAGGTTTTTGGATGTTGAAGGTTCTGGCATCTTTTTACACTCCGGGGTCGAAACACTTTAGCACATCGTTACGTGAGAAGCAAGCCGCTAAGTCACTTATAATAGGAGAGATCCGCCTCAGTAAGAGAATTACCTAGGTGAG